TATTTTGAGAATTTGGCAGTCAAAATTAGAATTAGCAATTAAAATCGCATTAAGAGTAGATGATATTAAGAGAATAAATAGACAACTATAGACAAGAAAGATTCGTTTCTTTTGAAAATTTTTACAGAGAATATAAGAACAGGAGGTACAAATGGGAACACGAAATTTAACAATTGTATATAGTAATGGCGAATATAAAGTTGCACAGTATGGACAGTGGGATGGGTATCCTGAAGGTTTAGGCGTACAGTTGCTTAAATATCTTAAAGGGATAAATATTAACGAATTAAGAAATGCAGTGAATGATTGTACATATTTGTCTAAGGAAGATTTTGATGAGATAAATAAGAATATTGATGAAGCAAAGAAGGATAATCCAAGATTTTCTTGGCAGAAGTTTTATCCAGAATTATCAAGAGATACAGGTGGAGATATTTTAGAGTTAATTATGTTTAAGAATAAAACAAAGTTGCAAAACTCATTAAACTTTGCAGCAGATAGCCTTTTCTGTGAGTGGGCTTATGTTATTGATTTGGATAAGAATACTTATGAAGTATACGAAGGTTTTAATAAAGAGCCACTAGATGAATCTGAAAGATTCTATTTTTTAACACCGATTGCAGAGAAAGAGTATCGAGAAAATCCCAAAGAATATTATCCTGTTAAATTTGTTACAGAATATAGTCTTGGTAGCCTTCCTGATGAAAAAGATTTCCTCGAAGATATTAGTAAAATCTGTGGTTTTGATGAGGAAGAGTAGACTTGGCATATCGGTTTTTCTTGCGGAAATTTAAAAGGAGAATATAAGAGTAGGAGGTAAAATTAAATGCATTATTGCGTTCATTTACTCACAAAAGAATTACCAAGTGAGAATAAAATTGCAGCAATTATGAAGCCATACAATTCAGAACTTGTATATGGCTCAGATGAAGAAGACGAACAGATTGATTATCCAGTTTTTACATGGGATTACTACCAAATTGGTGGCAGGTACAAGGCTGAATTAAAACTAAAAGTAGGTGAAGAAGGATCTGCAAACAGAGAATATTATAATTGGGGCTACTATGACAGACAAGATAGAAACGGCAGATTGTTTTGGTCAAGTCTTTTATCAACATTAAAAGAGAATATTACACCTGAATGGATGTATCATGAGGAAGATTGGTTCATGAACATGGGTTTTGGCGATGGATATATTCTTGTTGATGGAGCAAAGCAAAGTGATGTTTTAAATATTGGCAAGCTTGGATGTTACATATGTATTCTTCCTGATGGTTCAGCCATTGCAAGAGATTCATGGAATGGTAAAGATATTATCAAAGATGAAAAATTCGATGAAAAATATAAACAGGCTATAACAGATAATATGGATGGATTTCTTACAGTGCTTGATATCCATGATTAAGAAGAATTATCGGTTTCCTGGGGAGGTGAAATAAATGACTTGTAAGTATCCAATAACTAGCAGAAGTTATAAATTTTGTTTAGGCTGTAGCGATATAGATTGTTGTGAAGATGCAGTTACTTCTAATATACCTATGCCAGAAGTTCAGCCACCAAAGAATGTTATTCCGTCTGCATCAGAAGCAAATAAAATGACAAACAATGCAATTGATAGTTACACTACACAGCAATTAGCAGAGTTATCAAAATTGATTAGAGATGCAATTGCAGATGGCAAATTTTCAATCAGTGAAGATGGCTGTTTAAAACCTGAAACACGAAAGAAATTAGAGGAACTTGGTTATAAAGTTGAAACTGGTACTCAGTACAATGAACCATATTACAGTATTAGTTGGAGAGAAACGAAATGAGGTGTTACATATCGGAAATTTAGTAGAAGAGATGAAAAAATATGATGATGTAGATGAACAGACATTGTGGTGGATAAATAAGGCACTTTCATATTCTGGGTATCCAAGTCATGTAGGAAAACAAAAAATAAAAGAACATATAAAGGAGATTGAAACGATGGAGAATAATAAAGTAAGACAGTTTATTGATTTACTTGTCAATGAAGAAGAAACAATTGAAAATGCAGCAAAGGTATCTGGAATTGGTGATATGAAATTAGTTGATGTTTTAAAAACTATTTCAGAGATGGAATTTGAAAGTATTAAGGCTTTTTCAAGTGCTGTTGCTGGTATGAATAGTATGAAGGAAGCTATTCATACAGTTAAGGATTTGGATGATGCATTAGTAGAGCTAAAGAAATCTTCTGAAAAGTAGAGAATATATAACTGTAAACAAAATGTAAATTGTGAATCTAGGAGGTGTATATGTTAAAGACTTTTGATGAGTTATCTGACGAGGAAAGTTTGTGTAAATATTGTTCAGCAACCGATTATGGGGAACATAAATCGTGCATTACACCAAATGGATATTATTGGTGCGAAGGTGCGCATTGTGAAGATGCTTACAGAGAATATTTAGATGATAACGAAACAAGTGAAAATGTTGTGAAATATGCAAGTAAAGTAATACTTACGAATAAGGAGGATATTGATGAGTACACCACTAAAATTTGAATTCGATTTTGAAGAGGTGTTTGAAGGAATTAAACAAGGTGTTATTAGAGAATTGGAAGAAATGAATTTTGATGCTGCAAAAGATAATGCTATCAATCAGATAAAGAGTGAAATTAAATCAAAGATAGAACTTACATACAGTGACGAAAGAGAATTAAAAGACGAGATAAAAAATGAAATCAAGGAAAGAGTTTATGATTCGATTATCAAAGAAGTCGGTGATAAATACGCTGATAAATTTAATGATTATGTAGAAAATCAGTTATCTAAAAATCCAGAACGTCTCAGTTCATTACAGAATATTATTAAATGCGAAGTGAGCGAGAATCTATATGAAAATTTGTATAGTTCTATAAGAAATGAAGTAATTGGACAGGTTAAGGATGCAACAACACAGTTATGTAATTTAATTGGTAACAATTCTGTCAAGGTTAAAGACTCTAATAAGACTATTAGCAAAGAAGAGTATGAGGATTTACTTGATAGAGATAGAAAATTAAGTGCATTAGAAGCAGGTGGAGTTGATAACTGGGAGTGGTATGGAGAATCACTAGCTCAGTATTATAACGAAGAATAGCACAAGAATTTTCGATTTCTTGTGAGGAGGTGAAATATTGGAGAAAGTAATTAAATATAGATGTTCTGAATGTGGAGAATTATTTGATGCACCTGAAGATGCTTTAGCTTGTGAAACAAGACACAAAAGAATTGAGAGAGCTAATGTGATGCTTAGGCATGGATATACATTAAAACAAATCAATGACGAGTGTGAGATTTGGGATTCTATACCAAAACATTTAGAGAATGTAAATACGGACAACTGTTTCAAAATCAGCTACTGGCAATGTTGTCAGCACCCTGCTTATAGAATTACTCGTATCTGTTTTGATGGAGA